AAATTGACGAACAACAAATGTTTTATTTGTATTGTTCATAATAGGTGAATAGTCAATAAAGACCGTATCACCTGCAACTAGGTTATGTGGATTAGTAGTTTTTAATACACCAAAGTTATTACCATTTACATTTTCAAATCCGTATGATAAAACACTTTCACCTACAATTCTTGAAACACGAGCAGATACACCTGTTCCATCAGTTCCAGTATTATCAAATATTAAACGGTCATCAACCTGATAAGATAAACCTGGGTTTTCAATAGTAAATCCAGTTACAGAAGCATCTTCAAATTTAGTGATAGTTTCAACTTCAATATCAACCTTAGAATCAAGTTTAACTTTAGGGAAGTAATCGAAAAGTTGTAAAGGTGATTCTTCAAAGATTTGATCAGGATCGTCAATCTCTACTTGATCAATCACACCGCTTCTATCTTCGTCTTCTATCTCGAATAGGAGTAAATCTCCATCTTCGGTAGTTAGAGCGTTTGTAGAGGCATTTGGTGCCCTCTCAACGTCAATATCAACGTTCTCGTAAGGATCACGATATCTAACAACACCAGTAGGAATATTTTGCTGAACAGCGTTTGCATCTAGATTCCAACTATCAACAACAGAGTTAAAACTAGGACCGAGAATATATGGGAAAAGTGGGTTACCATCTTCTGTAGTGTCAATAGTAACGAAGTAACAATATCTACCTGTAGGATATTCGGGTGTTTTACAGAAACGACCATTGTACTGGTCAAGATCACCTAAACTGAAAATATATTCATAATCTTCAACAAATTTACCTGCTGCTTCTTCAGTAAGAAGAGGACCTGCAGTTCTTACAGGATATGGGTTTGTATTTACATCATATACAAGTTCTGTCTTTAAACGATATGAAGTATTCAATCTTGCAATCGAAGAGTTTTGATCAGTAGGATCAGAGTAACCATAAGGACCGTAGATTGGGTTACCATCAAATGCCCATCCAATAATAGGAGAGTGAACTAATTGATCTTCCTGTTCTTTGATTTGTTGTTGTGTATTCTTAAATAAGTTGTCACCAAGAATATATCTTAAAGTTTGAGGATTAGATGGGTGTGCATATTCTCCACCATACTGTGCATTGAACCCTTCAAATACTCCACCCTTAGCAGCATCTAAAGTGGATGTTTCTTGTAAGTTATATGTCCACTCAAATACATTAGCATTAAACAACGCATCTTGACCAACTGAAGTCAAATTAATAATTGTTGTTCCCTGTGTATATCCAATACCTCTGTTAATGATTGTAATACCAGTAACTCTACCTGCATTTTCACCATCAACATCAATAGTTGCTCTTGCAACAGCACCAAAACCTTCACCTTGAATACCAATAGTAGGAGCAGTAGTATATCCAGAACCTGCAGAGATAATAGCGATAGAAATAATACGACCATTCTGTACAATCGCTTGTGCTACAGCACCAGAACCAGAACTTAGAACAACACTAGGTTTAGATGTATATGAAGAACCTCCACTGTTTACAGCAATAGATTGAATAGGACCTCTAACGTTTGCTGTGCCTGTCGCACCAAGTCCACCACCACCAACAATAGTGATTGAAGGTTGTGATGTATATCCTGTTCCACCATCATTAATTAAAATTCTAGATACAACACCTTTAGTAATAATTGCAGTTGCAGCAGCACCAGAACCGCCTCCACCAACAATAGAAACTAGAGGAGAAGATGTATACCCAGAACCGCTTGCTGTGACTGTGATTTCAGAGATTGATCCATTAACAACAACAGATGCAGTTGCTCCAGTTCCACTACCACCAGAGATAGTAATATTTGGAGGAGATGCAGCATCATATCCAGAACCTGAGTTTGTAATATCAATCGAAGTTACAGCACCAAATGTTTTCTTGATACTAGACTTGTAAGACCAAACTGATACACCATTTACCCAAGTTCCAATAGGACCAGGATTGATACTGTTTTTTGTAGATATAGTAACAGGTGTAAGAGGAAATCTGTTTAATTTACGTTGGTTGCCAGGAAGAAGAGCCGAACCAGGAAAAGGACCTATTTTATAGTTGGGTATACCTGTAGATGCAACATAAACATATGATGTATTGAAGAAAGAGTTTTGAACGTTAGTTGTATAAGGTCCAATAGAATTCAATACTGGTGTATCATCAGATTTACCTTTATTCAAGTCAACAGATACTAGAATATTACCTTGAGGAACAACTGTTGCTGGTTGAGGTAATTGATACTGGAATACAGTAGTACTATCTCTAGATGTTACTTCAAATGTGCCATTGAACAGAATTGGGTTAGCACCATAAATTGTAACCTGATCTCCAACTAAAAGACCATGTGGATTAGAACAAGTTACAGTTGCAGATTGATTATTAACACCACCATATGAAATATCAGTTACTGAAATTAACTTTTTAACATTATACAACCAAGTTGTTAACTCAGGAGAAATTCCTGTTCCACCTAACTTAGAAACAGTTAATTTATCACCAGGTAAGTAATATGAACCAGTATCGGTTAAAGTTGTCTGTTGTGCATCAACAATACCAACAACTTTTAAAACAACTTCTTGAGGAGTTCCTTTATTAACAAAAACTTGGAAACTAGACGCTACTTCTGTAGCAGAATCCCAATCTTCTGTAATATTGTTTACAGAACGAGTACACTCAATAAACTGGTTTAATGATTTCTCTTTATACTGAACAACCTCAGTTTCACCAATAATAAACTCACCATTTCTCTCTGGCCAACCAATAGTAGAGTCAACAGTAATAATTGACTCAGTTGTGCTGAGAGGTTCTGCTAATTTTGTTTTATAAGGAACAATAAACGTTCCATTGATAGTTTCTTCCGATAATACTAATTCAAAAATTTCTACATCAGAAGTTTTAATAGAAATATAGTTTTCAACTAAAGCACTCGCTGATTTAATATTGGGATCTGCAATATCTGCATCTTGAGTCAATAAACCATCTCTGATGTTAACAGGATCTCCACTGACTAAAGTTGCACGCAAAATGGTGTCAATAGACCATGTTGCAGCAGATGGTTTGATAATTTGATCTTTAGGATAAGATATACTTACTTGCTCACCATAAAGTAACTTAAACAGATAACTGATACTAAAGGAGGTTCCTTTAGCCATGTAGAAGTCTTTAATTGTCTTAATTGATGTTCTTACATCAATTTTCTTGTAATCAAGTTCTGGAACATCAGGTAGGTATTGTTCTGTATATTTGTCTAGTAATCTCTTAACAAATAATGCATCTAGGCATTTTACAGACGCATCTACAGCACCAGTTGCTGCAATAGTATTATTTGTGAATACTGCATTACCATCTTCAGTATAATCGGTAATACCACTTGCTGCTCTAGCACATCCAACAAATTTTGCTTTACTATATCCAGTTCCTTTTTGATTTACTGTAAAACCAGTAATTTCGTTCAAACCAATTTCAGCAGATGCTCTTGCTTCTGGAGGACTTTGAATTACAACTTTAGGTGGTGAAGTTTGACTATATCCAGTACCAAATGCAGTTACGTTAATATCAGTAATCTGACCATTGAATATAGCAGCAGTTGCAGTTGCTCCAGTTCCACCTGCATAGTTTCCTTGCCCATCAGTTCTACTATCTACGATATAAACAGAAGGAATATCATCAAATCCACTACCACCATTTAAAAGTTCGATTCCAATAACTCTTCCGTTATTATCAACTGTAGTCTCAAGAACTTGAGCACCTACAGGATCTATTACAGCAATTCTAGGAGTAGTTTCATATCCTTGACCTGCATTGAGGATATTGATTGATGTAATTACACCATCAGTTAAAACTGCTTCTAAAGCTGCCCTAATACCATTAACTCCAGTTGGTTCATCAATATAAAGTGTAGGAACAGTAGTATATCCGAATCCACCATCAGTGATAGGAATAGTTCCTACTACTTGACCATTTACAATGGGACATGTGCCTAGTGTAGCACCGCCTGGTTGCCTAAAAGTGATTCTAGGGGTAAATGTATACCCAGAACCAGAAGTAACGACTTCTAGACCCGATACAGCACCGTTAGAAACGGTTGCTTTTAATACTGCTGCTGTAGAACCTGGTTTAGTAGGAGTTTGAACTTGAACAATGGGAGGGTTAGTTTCACTGTAACCTTTACCACCATCAATTAATGATATTGTCTTAATACCATTAACTAAACTACTTACAGACGCACCACTACCTGCATCAGAGTTTACTGATACTTGAGGAGGATATTCAAATCTGTAATTACTACCATTTTCGTTTATTGAAACGCTAGTTAACTCACCTGCATCATTAACACGAGAATATCCAACAGCACCAGAACCAAATGAAGGTATAGGTGCCTCAATAGTGTATAGAGATAAGAAACGACCATTTAAAGGTGCAGTTAAGAATATAAACTGATCACCATCAAGGAAAAAGTCAACCTTTGGAACTAAAAGACGATTATCATAAACTGCAATAATATATTCATCTGCTACTGGTTCATATCTAACACCATTTCTGGTTACAGTAAATTGTGACTTACCTCCACCAAATCCACCAGATAAATTATCAATACCTACGATTGGATTTTCTACAAAACCACTTAAGTACGTAATATAAGTTGAAGAAGCATCATCTGCAGGTATTCTTGTTCTAGGTGCAGTAGTAAAGACAATTTGTGTTCCAGAAATTGTATAATCAATATTTGGAATTAATATTTTACCATACAAAGATACAATGAGATGTTGTGCTGAAGGTGCAGCAATAGGACTGTCTTGAGAGGTTAAATTAAAAGCAGTTGTAGAATCATTAAAAGAATCAATAGGACTTGCAAGATTTGTCCACTTTAATTTTACCTGTTCATATGAAATACCAGGACTCAATGCAATATTTGGTGCATGAGTGGTTTTTTCGTAATATATTACCTCATTACCGATTAATACTGATCCATCATTCTCTAAAAACTGATCTACACTTTCTACAACAATTTCATCATCAGTTGTCGTGAATGATTCTACAACTTTCGTAGCACCATCTAATACATCGATATTCAGTTTATCGATGTCAAGGTATTGTAAAAATTCGTTGAGAATATTTTGACCTAAACCTGTCTTCTCTTGAGAACGATAGTAATACTCAATAAATTTATTGAATAATGGATAATCGTTCTCAACAAAGGCAGGAGTCTGATTTACAATCGACTGTGAGACTTTATTGATATTCATCTACACTTAGAAACAGGATGTGTCGGTTAAATTACCAGCATTTCCAATATCTGCTACAGTTAATGTTGTAGGAGTAGTATTGAATACTGCAGGTGTCAAACTATTTAGTGGGATAGTAGGAGGTGGAGTAGAACCAAGTGGAACTACTGTTACTTCTGGATTGATAATGTTAATAATTGTACCTGGTGTTGAAGCAGGAACTGTTGAAACGTTAGCAGGAATAAACAGAACAGGAATTGATAAATCTGTTGGAAGCACATCTGCATCGGTAACACTACCTGCACCAGTTGTAGCATCTGTAATTGCAACACCTGATGTTGGAACATTCACACCTGCACCAATAATAGAAACAGGACCAAAGCATATCTCACCAGTAGTGTAATTTACTGTGCCAGCAGCATTGTTTGTATAAACCTTTTTATTACCAGTGTTATAGAATGTTCTTAAATTACCAAAACCATCATCTTCAAATTGTTGATCAATACCAGGTCTGTCAGAGGTTCTAAACGTTCCTGATAACAGAATTGGTTCTTTTTTACAAGTTCCATCATTATTACTGGGGTTACTATCATATAAATCACCACCAGTCGCAATACAGTAAGTATTGGTCTGATTTGTAACTGGTCTGATGTATCTTAACAATGAGAGTTGAATTGATACGTCAGTGACAGAATTATCAGAAAGAGTAACCGCTTTTTCAAAATCTCCAGATCTAAATGTGGAGTTAAAGTTGTTAATTTGAGTTTGTGTTGCCCAATCACTAATACCATTCTGAATATTTGTTTTAATATCAGAAGTATTAGATGCAGTAGCACTATCGTACTGTGCAAACACTTTTAAGTAGATATAAATGTCTTCTGGATCAATAATAACAGGATCAATCGATGCCATTGCATATTTTCTTAAATCTGCAGCAATAGTTTTCTTAGTTGCGTCATTTAGAAGAGATCCTGTCTTAGTTTTGATTGCAATATAAACTTTTCCATATACAGGAGGATTTAAACTGTCTCCACCATATGCAACTACAGAATCAGCGTTAGCATATACTCTTTTTGTAATTAAAGCGTAATCTTGTGCAGTTACAGCACGATATTGTGCTGAGTAATATCTTGGTGCATTATATTTGATAGATTCTACACTTTCTGCAGCAGAACCTAACTGAGAACGATCTTTTACAGTTAAAGTAATATTTGAAGGTGAATATGAAACATTATTTGAATCGGTAATTTGTCCTATGAAAGAAAAATTGCTAACTTCGTTTGCTTCTGCACCTGCAGTTACCAAATACTCTAATTGAACGATTTCACCATCATTAAGTGCTCTACCTGCTGTGTTATCACCAAACTTAACTTCATAACGCATATCTTCGCCTTCAGAAATAAAGTATGCACGAGTTGCTGCAGTTAAGTCAGTGATTGTATCTACACGACTGTATAAGTCGGAGCTTGTAGATGATTCATTTTGTTTTACTCGAACTGTTAAGGTTGCAATATCAGCATCTTCTGAAGGAATCTTATAAACCTGTGATGAGAAGGTATTTACAGTGTATGAGAAGTTTACAATACTACCTTCACTAATCATTACGTTATCAAACTCCGCAATACCAGTAGAAGTGTTGACTGTAGATGTGATTGACTCTAAAATATTGAAAACGTAGTTGCCACCAGTTGCAATAGCACCTTTAGCAAGAGTTACGCTTGAAGGATACACTCCATTTGCTGCATTTGTTTGTACAGACAGTTTTAAACACCCTTTTGCCGAAACAATAGAGCGTGGAACGTAATTTAATAGTTTTGCGATATTAACAATATTGTCTCTAACAGTTGCCGATGGCAAAAATGCCTCATTCATCGACATATTGGCATTAAAAGCACTATAATAACTGTTATAAGCTAAAGTATCGATCAGATAGGATAATGAAGATCCTTCAAAGTCATAATCGGTAAATTCTGACCTTGTTCTGAGGTATGATTTGATTGAGGCTTTGATATCCTCGAAATTTAATGCTGTTAGGTTATTTGGTTGCATTATTCTGGTCTCTTAAGAACGAACTCAATAGTTTCTACGGTTGGCAGTCCAACAATTTTGTATACAACCTCTACATTAAAACTGTTGTTAACAAAATTCATTCTAACATTTACCCTAGCGAGTGTTACTCTAGGTTCATACTGTTCAATGGTATTTACTACCTCTTGTCGAACAGCATCAGCAGTAAAATTATCAAGTGGTTCAAATAAGAGTTCGGAAATACGAGATCCGATAGAAGGTTGAAAAGGTTTCTCACCAGGAACTGTTAAAATTAAGTTTCTGATAGATTGTTTAATAGCGTTATCATTTATCACTGAAGCAACGTCCTTAGTGTTTGCATTCAAACGAAAATTCATCCCGATATCCTTAAATGATCGGGATTTTTTAAAAGAAGTGCCAGTTACGGGTTTTAATGCCATTAATACAGGAATTGTCCTGTATTATTTAGCGACCTTGACCCCGATATTTCTTTTTTGCTCCATTTTTAGATGTTGCACTGTATTTTGTGTGCGACCCACGTCCTTGACGTGTCTTTTTTGGTGTCGAATCAACTCCTCCACTCATAAAAGCTCTATTTTTAGTTGCCATAATTAAACTCCAACAAATACATTAGGTGAACATCCCGTAACTTTAGAGTTACAGGGGAATGCGGGTGTTTTATCACCCAGTGGGTCTCCGAACCTACCTGCTCGACGACCATTAATCCAAACAGTCTTACTTGTAGCAAGAAGTTTTCTTGCATGACCTGCTGCTGCTTCTCTACCACCTGCAGTGCCTATTGTACACCACCAGGCGGGTGTGTTACGCACGGTAAGACATTTAAACCCAACAGACGTTGTTGTATGCTGTGTGGGTGTAGGATGAGGTGTAAGAATATCCTGATCAATAATTGGTAGTTGACCATTGATAATAACAGTCCTCAGATAAGGTCCCGCAGGTAATTGCGGATGCGGTGGCCAGATGGTTGTAGCATCCATAGAATTCACGGATCTAGGAGTAACTGTAGGACTAAGTGATGGATGTGGACAATTAGGTAACACACCACCACCTAAGCCAGGATGATGCGATGCACCAACCCCGACTCCGTGACCACTGTCACTACCCATATAGAGTGCTGCTCCTGTACCTGCTGCCATTACGTTATTTGGAAAGGATTACCGTATGCTTCTCCCGCATCTGCTGCTTGAACTGCAGCTGAACTAAGATCATGGAACATTCGCAAACTTCCGCTTGCAGTCCATGCCTTACAACCTGGTCCTAAAAGACCTGACATGGTGTAGTTATTAGTTACTGTTCCACCTTGTCCGTCACTTGCGGTTCCACTAGAAGTTCCCGCAGGTGCATTACATGTAAAATGTGCACATCCTGTATTTACGGGATTCATAGACAATGTTACATTCAGTGTGGTTTCTTTTGCGGTATCCGCACGGTATTGTGTCATAAAGTATTTAGTATTGGTTGACGCAGCAGGTAATTCAGTAAATGACCCTTGTACTGTCTCAACAAAACTTTCTTTAAAGTTACTTACCTCTGGAATGGAGGTTTGTGTAACATCATCTATCGATTGACTGCGTTCCGCTTTAGTTCTTGCAAGTTCTTCAATCAATACTTGCTTCATAGATGAGTCAATATACTGATCTTTGTCTAAAAAACCAAGGTCATAAGTGGTTTCTACAATTTCACGCAATGGTTCAGTCGCATTTGATGAATATTTACGTTGTGGCATCACGGAAATGCGTCTTCTGTCGTTATCTAACTTGATTTCTACTGTAGGTTCACGAGAAGTGTTGGTAGATGACTGTAAAACTTGTTGATATGCGTCATCCAGTGCTTGAATATCGCTAGAAGACATTTCTGGAGCAACATTTTGAGGTAATTGTTGCAAAGTTGCCTGATTTTGTCGAATTATTTCATTTATTCTCTCTTCTGGAATGCCTAATTCCAATAATCTGTTGTAAGTAGTCGGATCTAACGCTTTCATGAAGGTTTCATCGACTTCAGTGAACTGCGGTTTCGGAAATGAACTCATAATTTCTTCATTTCTTTGTGTAAATGTCGGATCATACGCAGCATTTGTAAAAACTTCGTTCTTTTTCTTATAATTATTGCGAATCCAGAGTTTAGGAAGATTATTTTCGTCATAACCGCTACCTCCGCGTTCAATTTCCACCGCAGTTAGTACACCTGCACTAAAAGTTGCCTTCACGGCTGCCTGTTTTCCCGAATCAATCAGTGGAGGAGTAACAATTACGTCTGGTTCCTCTTGTAATTGGTTCCAACCAGCACCTCCGTCAACGATTGTAGCACCTGTTACGCGACCATTTGTAACTGTAAGAGTCACATCGGGTTGTTTTATGGTGTTATAGATGTCTGGTGCACCCGAATCTACACTCGCAGTGACAAATTGCATGGATTTATCGGAAAATTCATACTTTCCAACTAAAATAGCACGATCCGCTATACCTTTACCTGCCACTGTAGTAATTTGATGTGCTCTATTAGACGTATATTGGGTATCTTTTGCAAAATTACTACCACTTCCGTCAATGTATGCTACATGATAAGGGAAATTACCCTCTGACATGTGGAAAACGCGGGTGATGGTGTGTCCATTAATGGTATCACCAGTTCTTAATACGTCAAAACCTGATACACTGGACGTAGTATCAACAGGACCGACTGCTGTAATCTTCAAATTGACTGTTAAAGTGCTTGTTGTAGTGTCTGGATGCTCATGTGTGTAACTTAAACTGAACACATCGTTCACACTATAAGCAGTACCAGGTGATAATATCTCTGTAACCTCCCATTCAGTCCCCGTAAAAGCGACTGACGATCCCGACTCGTCTACAATCGGTCGTATTCTCACCTTTAATCGGAGTCCTGTGGTCGCTCCCGACCCATTAATTTCGTAGATAGTAAAGTCATCAAGCGTCTCGTCCCCACTTTGCCACGGATTTTGTGTCGAAGTATACGGAATGCCATCCTCAGTGGTCTGATTCCATGCATCAGCGTAAGTTACCCCATCGTAAGAGAAACTAAAGTCAATAACTCCGTTAGGTAATTGAGAAGATAATGCATCATAACTGAATGCCACCTTATTACTTGTGGATCCAAACCCGAACAGCGACGGATGAGGACAGTCTGGATCGCCCGTAAAATCAGTTTCAGCAGTATATGAGAGTGTTGTGGTTGCAGGTGTACAAGTAAAACCAGAACAAGGGTAACAATTAGAAGAAGTTTCTACGTTACCATCATTACTTCCACCACTTGTAGTTCCTACACCATCCTCAATATGGAAACAAGGTGTTCCAACTATACCACCTTTATTAGAAGTATCGTATAGGTATGCAAAGAATCGATCAGAATAGGCAAAATCAAATGAAAGTTGAGAGGGGTAGTAATCAAATATAATCTTATCATTCTCTTCGTCACTGCAAGGATGATCTAATTCAATCTTACCACAGTTAGATGCTGTAACACTTGCATTACCTTCAACACTATCGTACATGACAAAGTTTGCCTCTCTGGTAGGCACATTATGACTGCCTGTTCGGATAGGACTTTGAGGGTATTCTGTATAAGTGAATGTTACACCACCTGTTTTAGGATCATATTTGTTACATGAAGAGGTGTTTAACGTATCTCCACTACATCCTCCATTAGATAGTCCTGTTTTACATCCCATGTTGTTCTAGGTTGTCTAATCTTTCGTAAATAAAATCTAAATTTTCTTTCAATGATAGGTATTTATCTTCACCCTCTGGTTGATAATATGTTTTATCTGGTGTAGGTAATTCTTTTACATACGTTTCCAATGCATCTAGTCTTTGACCAATTACAATCAAACACTGATTAAGAGTATTTAATGCTTCTGCTAGTTGTTTTTCATCCATAAGTCAAAAATTCATTTTGTATACATACACTGTATGGTTTCTCTGAGAGTTGTAGCTTATATTCAGTCGATTGCTTTTTTCAACACAATACTGTTACCTTCATCACCTAATTCAAATTGTAGTTCCGTTTGAACGTTCCAACCTAACTCTTCGCAAATTTCATAAGGAATAGTGAGGATGAGATCTCCATAATCATCTTCATCCAAGTTAGTAGTGAAACGGTGTGACATAAGTATTACATACGATTAATTTGTTGGTAGCTTGGAGGATTTCGTCTCTTCCAATCTGTCCATAACGTATATAGCGTTTCCTTACTGTCTACATTCAATACAGACGCTGCATGATCTGCACATTCGTACATACGATTGTCTAACATACCTTCATAGCGGATCAACTGCTCGATACACCATACTCTTCTTTCTTGTCTGTTTGCAAAATTCTCAGGAGGCATTTTTTTTCTCGGAAATTTTTTTTATATGCGAATAGTATATCTATCGCTTTTGGGAACCTTTGTAGGTTAGGGTAGTGGCTGCTTTTTAATTAACGGGGGGTTAAATAACTGCCTTTCCCGTTATGAGACTGTCATAAGATTAGCGAGATTGTATTTACATAAAAAAATGGGGTTGTTATACCCCATTATATGTTATTCCGTGTGAGTTGTCAAGTTAGTCGATCGCTAACTCCATACCGCTTACGAAGTCCTCTTTGACATTCTTATAAGATACGAACCACTCGTAATTCTTTTGAAAAACTCTCATACCGTATGAAAATTCATCAAGTAGAGCGTTTAAGCGTGACTTAGTTGTATTAGACTGCCAACCGCCATCTTTAATTATGATTGAATTGTTTTTAACTGTTGCGATATGATTGCCATGAAGATAGACGTTTGCTCCCTCTGAATCATGTGAAACTTGAGTATTGGATGAACTGAAGTTATTGCCTGTTCTGATTGCTCTGTTCATGTTTCTTTCAATTACTCTCATGTTGGGGTCTCCCTTATGTTGTTATATTAATTATAGCAATAGGGCAACCCATTACAACTTCTCTTGTGACACTTGTTCAACTGGTACAACGTCCCAACTATAACCGATTGACTTGATATAATCAAAGACAGATACGTCTTTATTTTTTCTTATTCTCCACTCGTCTCTACCTACTCGAAAATCATGCACATAAGTTTCTAATTCGTAGATACTTTTGAATGTCTCTACTAATTCATGCTTATCATCATAGAGCGAATAGACCATAGTTTTCTGAAACACCTCAGTGTTATTTTACAGTACATTAGAATTTATGTCAACTGCAACTTTACAATGTGTCGGTATTCTCGCAATGCTTGACAGTCGATAAGATGCGTGCTAAGAGTGTAACAGATAGAACACTTAACTAGATTTATTTACATATTTAAAAGGTTTTCTATTTTTCTTCTTTTTTCCAGTATCCTCGCTTTCTGACTTCCTCCCATAGGGTTACAGTAATTTCTTTCAATATAGTCCAAATAT